GTGTCGGTAAATATAATATTTAAGATTTTTTTTGTTGTGTTGCATAATTTTTTTTTTTTTTTTTTTTTACCGGCGCATAGTATACCGGTTATAAATAATTGTAGTCTGCTCACTCCTACTCTTCTTATCGTGGCAGCGCTTACATAATGCTTGTAAATTTAATTCATTATACATCTCTCCTCCTTGTTTTATCGGAACTCGATGGTCTATAACTTCAGCCGGTTTAATTATATCTTTGTTCTTACAGTAAACACAAAGCGGGTTTCTTTTTAAAAAATAATTACGTATAGCCCTCCATCTGGAACTATTATAGAAGCTACTCATATCTCCCCAGTCTTTTCCTGCGGTTTTTTTTGGCTGATTATTCTTACTGTCACGCTTAACAATCCATGGTCTCTGTACGTCGTCCGGTCTTTTAGGCATTTAATTATGTTATTATACGTTTTTAATTTTATTTTGTTTTATGCAAATATTCAAAAGGCATACCCTATTTTTTTAAATAATTATTTATTTGTGAGGTTATATATATTCCTATAACTATTCCTACACCTAATCCTATTATTAATCCCATTGTGTTATTATATTATAATATTCTTCATCTACCTTAGCTATATACTCTAAGTTTTTACCGTAGTCTAATAGCTTATACTTTTCTTTACTTTCCCAAATTTCGTGGCACCCTTGTCTTTCACCTATACTTAAACAATGGTATGTTATATTATTCTTATCTGCTATTAAGTCTGGTCTTCTGCTTCTCGGTATTAAATGACTATTACTTAAAGGTACATCATACCTTCCGCACCCTGTACAACAATGTTCTCGTTCTAATGCTATTTCTTTACATACTTTTTTATATGCTCTATTTATTTTGCTTTGCTTATTACTTACTTTTTTCATAGGCCATATAAGTATCTAAACAATTAATAGCTTCATCTATCCCTTTACATACTACAGCTTTATAACCTAAGTTATTTAAGTCTGTAATCCATTCTTTTTGTTCTTTAGTAGGATAACACCTCTTATTTAATTTAAGCTCTATAAATAAGCCAAAATAGCCTCCTCGTGCGTTTAATATCTGTATATCTGGAAATCCTTTGACATAACCAGTAGCTTTTGCTTTTTTTGCTTGTTTTATACTGGTTCTAATACCTCCTAAAGAAGCGCAATATCTTAACTTAGTATATTTTAGTTTTATATACTTTATAAAATTTTGCTGAAGTATTTCTTCACTCATTTAAAGTTAGTCTTAGTTTTTTTGCAAAAACCATAAACATTGCAATAAAAAATAAGAAAGCTAATATTGGAAATACAATAATTAAGCTACTCGTGTAAATAATCAAATTTAATAGTTTCTTCATCTGTTTCTCTAAATTCAATATTAATAACTGTATCTCCTCTTAACCATTCGTCTAAATTGTGAATTATCTGTTTTATAAGAAGCTCTTTTTTATCTTCTTTATTAAAACATTTTTTTTGGTCTTCTTCACTTAATTCAAACTCAATTGTTGCTTTCATACAGCTCAAATATATTAATTAATTCATTGTCAATTGCTTAAAGCTATTTTGACTTACTAATACAGTTATTAACTGTTTTTTTTAAGCTTATATTTTTGATTAACTCTGAAATAAGCTAATTTCTTTTGACCTTTGTACAATATAGGATAATTAGATTCTAGCCATTCAATATCTTCTAACTTTTTAAATTTTTTATCAAAAGGAGCTTTATTAAACTCAACACTATATTCTAAATATTTAAATGGTATTTTATATTTATGCGATTTATAAAAAAGCAACATATTTTGATTAAGTTCTTCATTTGTATATTTAGAACGCTTGTTTCTATATGTTTTTAAGCTTATTTCGCTGCGTTTAAGAAGGTTTTGCGATTCTTTAGTAATAGTAACTAGTTCGTCTTCTAAAAGCTCAATATAGTTGTTTATTACAGTTCTTTCATTTAAAGTTAAGCCATCTAATAATCTTTTAACTTGTCTTTTTAATATTATAAATTTTGATATGCTCATTTTTTATATGTTCCTTGTTCTCTTGAATTCCAAAATATTTCGCCCTTTAAATGTTGCTTAATACTTTCTTTATTTTTTTTTCTTCTTATTTTATACTCTTCAAAAGTTTCATTTTCACCTCTCTTGTTACTTAAATTTATTTTATCAAAAAATTTCATAATTATTCTTTTACAAATGTTCCATTAATCATTTTACCTTTTCTACTTTTTATTTCTTGCCAAGCTGCTTCAATACAATCTTCAATTTTAAAACCATACATAGCTGATAAGTTAGTTAATACAACCACACAATCGCCAATGCCGTCAATAATATCTTCTTTATTATTTTTTAAAACACCTTTACTTAATTCACCAGCTTCTTCTATTAATTTTAAAGTTTGCGTTTTTGGGTCACCTTTTTCGTAAAGATTTCTTTCTTTAGCCCATAATCTTATTTGTTCAAATTTGTTCATGTTTTTTGTTTTTAGTTAAATATATATTTTATTGATGGCGGAAATAACTTAATTATTAAAGTGCCTTTTCCTATTTTTATTTTAAACATTTAGCTTTGCTTTTATAAATTCATTTGACTTATAATTTTTTACTTCATAATCATCTACGTTGAAACTATATTTGTGAATATTAATTTTAGGGTCTGCATAAGTTTCTAATAATAACATTTCTTCAGCTTGTTTAATATGATTTTTATAAATATGAGCATTAGCTAAATTACAATATAAATTTCTTGATTTGTGTCTTGTATTTCTAGCCACATATTTTAACATTAAACTTCCTACTATTATATCATAAGGCAAACCTAAAAAAACATCAGAACTTCTAAAATTCATAATCATATCTAAATAATTATTTGTAGCTACAAAAGTCATATCTACATAACAACAAGGCAAATTTTGATTCTTTGTTAATTCAGGATTCCAGAAGCTTATAACAGCTCTTCTAGTCATTCCATTTGGAAATTCTTTAAGTTCATTTAAAACATATAATAATTGGTCATAATGGCCATTATATTTACGTAACATTTCAGGATAAGAATTTTTTAAATTATTTTTTTTATCTGCCCATGCGTTCCACCATGTTACATTATTTTCTAGTAAATAATCAATACTTTTTTTTCCTTGCATTAACCAGCAAAATTCTGCTATAGCTTTTTTATATAATATTTTTTTTGATGTTATAATAGGAAAGTTATCATTAACACATGAAACCTTTAATGTTTGATTTGTTAATTGTAAAACATCACCAGCTCTTGTTGTAACATTATCGCCAGCTAAAAGAATTTTTCTAACTAACTCGTTATATTTATCGCTACTTCTCATAAGATAATTTATTAATAGTTGTTGCAATTGATTTCATTCCAGTTCCTAATTTTTTTCTATAATTTAATCTTTTATCTTGATATTGAATTTCTTTATATTGTTCTGACCAAATTAAGTCACGATGTTTTTTAATCCATTTATACCAAACTTTAGGACCTATTAAAAAGTCATCAGTGTTTCTTATACCTAACCTAAAAGCTTTATTAATATCTTCAATATGTAATTTTGAAAAATCTTCTTTAAGGTCTTCAGCTAAAATTAAACTTAAAGCAACAATATCCTCTTCAGTAACATTTTGTCTTAATTGTAAAAAAGTGCTACTTAATATTTCAACAGAATAATTTCTTAAATTTTCAATACTAATATCTTTTATTATCATAAGTTAATTCTTTTTAATAATTCCTTTGCTTTTTGTTTTACATCTAAAGTATTTTGAACTTTTGATTTTTTACTTTTATAAGTTGTTTGACTCATTTTTAACCATCTTTTTAATCTTAAATTTAATTCCCAGGTTTGTTGAGTTTCAAATTTCATTTTAGTTTTACTTTTATTTGTTTCAGACCAATATTCAAAAAACCTTGAAGCTTCTTCTATACTTAATCCTACTTTACAAGCTTCAGAAGCAACCTCATCACTAAACTTACTTTTTCTTTTAGATAGATTAATATTATTTGTAATATTATTATTTATATTATTATATCCATTATTTACAGCGATAGGGGTACCTTCAAAAACAATTATAGCTAACCTTCTTTGCACTATTTGATTATCTTTTTTAATAATAGTATTAGTTATAAAATTATGTTCTTCCAGCTCTTTAATCCATAAGCTAACGGTGTTTTTTGTTACATTATATAAATCTGCAAAATATTTATTAGTAGCAAAGCAATAACCTTCTTTGTTACTTAAAGCTGTTATTTCTCCATATAATAATTTAGCATGAGGTTTTATTTTAGCATACCTAACATGAGCAGGAATATTTGCATAATAACTAGGATTCATCTATTAAAGTTTTTAAAGCGTTAACATTCTTTTCAATACTTTTCATTAAGTCAACTTGCCTACATAATTCTTTTTCGAGTTTATCTAGTCCAGAAGTTAACATAGCTTCTTTAAAGTTTTTATATTTTTTCGCTAAGATTTTATCATATTCAAAAAAATCATTTAACTTTTTATAATGGTGCATTACTGTTGCGTGACTAATATAAGTCGGACAATATTCACAAATTTTTTCATATGTAATATCTAATTCATTACGTAAAAAATAAACTAAAAACCTTCTAGCTTCAACTACATTTTTTTGTCTTCCTTTATATTCTTTTTCAAATATTTTAACAGGGACATTAAAAATATCAGCTAAAGTTAACTTTGCTATTTGAATTGTTTTTTCCATAATTAAAATGGTAAATCGTCAACCCTTTCAACTTTGGTTGTTTCGTTATTTAAAAACTTAAGAAACTTTTCTGCTACTTCAACTGCTTGGTCTGAATTCATTTCTTTAGCTATAGCAAACTGAACACCTGTTTTTAAAGCTACAGCTCTTCTTATATTAGTTTCATCGTCTGTTGCTTTATAAGAATAATTAGTTGAATTATTTTGATATTCTGGGTTTACAATTTTCATTGAACCATTAGGTTTTAAAGTATAATGTTTTTCATCACCTTCTGAAACTTTCGGGTCATTCTCAACTTTATAAATTATACCTACGTCACCATTTTCCATTGTTAATTCAAATTTATACATCTCTTTAAATTTGTCTTTAGCTTCAATTTTTTTAATAATACTTTTTTTCATTTTTTAAAATTTTTAATTATATCAATACAATTTTCCATATGAGCTGTATTGTTACTCATTGTTGTTATTACTTGACTAGGTCATGAATAAAGTTTTGAGTCATATCAATTTGTAATTCATGAACCGTTTCTATTACACCCTCAGCAGTGTTTTTTCTTTGTTTAAGGTCTTCAATATAATTTAAATACTTTTGCCTTAAGTCTTCAACCATTGCTACATTAGAGTTTAAATATCTCAGTTCCATAATATTCTTTTTTATAGTTTCCTGTTTTAATTAATATTGCACTTGAAGGAAGCTTTGTAATTAAAAAATATGCCCAGCATTCAACACAATTTCCTGTTGATGGTATACACACTAAAATTTTTTTTCGTCTATACCAATTCGGGTGACCTTCTAAAGAATCAAGTCTTTCAAGTGTTTCGTTATCTACTTCGTAAACTTCTCCGCCTATCGGGGTTTCTGGTTTGTCAACTAAATAAGGTAAACTATCTTTGTACAAAGCAAACTTATTTCTCGTACAACCTACCCCTATAAATTTTTGATTTATTAAAAAGCCATTGTTTCCAAAACCTCTTTTTAATGTTCCATATACAAATACTTTATTTTTCATTTTTAGATAAATTATAATTATGTAATCCTTGAATATAAGCACACAAGTCCATTAATGTATCTTCTTTCATTTGATAAGCCATTCGAGCTGTTTTAAGCGCTATCATACATTTAAAAAAGTCTTCAGTTGTAATATTCTTATTACACATAATTGAAGCTATTTTAGCTGCTTTTGTCATAGATTCATTAAAAGGACCATATTGCCTTTCTTTTTCTTCTGTGTTATGGTTAACTATACCATCTGCTTTTTTTAGTATACTCATATTAAAATCTTTTATTATTTGGGTCTAAAGCATATTCAGGCCATAACTTACAGCCATAAACCTCTTCATTAAACCAGCAATGTTTATATTCTTTTTTTATTTCAATTCTGCAATTAAATTCGTGCCTTAATTGTTTTACGCTTTCAACCATATCATTTCCGTCTTTATGATAGCGGTCGTAAATATATAGCTCATCAATCATTTCCCAAGCATTCCTTTTTTTCATAAATTCTTCAAAGCGGTTTAACTTTTCTTTATTTCCAATAAAAGCTAAATAACCAGTTGTAGTTGCATAATCAGAATAATATTTTCTAAGCATAGGGTCATATGCAGTTTTAGGAGTGTTTAGAGGCACGCTAGACGCGATAATAATTTTTTCTAGTAGTTTCATATATATTATTTATGTTGTTCTAATATTTCGCTTATTTCAGCTAAAGTCATTTCTTCTATTTGTTCGTCAGTATAAATATCTCCAGCTATTTCTTTTACTAATTTCCAGGGATTCATATTATAATAAGTTTAATTGTTTGCATTCTAGTTTAATTTTTGATTTTCTATAATTAGGTCTTTCTTCTTTATTATCTAAAGCAAGTCCTGAAATCATATCTCCTTTATTAAGACCTTTAATAAAACCTCTTCGACCGTTTTCGTGCCAAGCTATAATTTTACCGCAGCTTAATCTTAATTTATAGGTTAATATATTTCTTTCGAAAGGACCATCATAAGGACCTATTATGTTGTGTATATTAGCTCGCATAGTTTTCAGGTTTATAGGTTGAACTTATATACTTTAGGTAACCTGCTTTAATTAAACTTTTTACAAAAGCTTTGTCGCTAGAGTCATCTAAAACAGTACCATCCCACATTTCAAAAAAATGTTTTGAAAGCTTTCGGTGTTCTGCATTAGTTGCGGGTCTGTCAAATGGTATTTCTCTCATTTGGTTCACTAAGTCTTTATAGCTTCTTGCTACAAATAACATAGGATTCTTAGGGTCGTCATACAATTTATATATTGTAATCCAGTCTGTTGTTGCTTGTAATCTCATATTGTTATTGTTTATTATTGTTATACAAATATAGTTAAAATAATCTTCCTTGGCTTCTTGACCAGTTTGTAGTTGCTAAAGGTTGGCTCTTAGGAGTATCATATTCCCACCAATTTTTAACTTCATATTCTTGCTCTTGAATTGGATTATATTCAATTTTACGCTTTATAATACGCTCGCCGTTTTTATATACATACAAATAACTTTCATCGAGCATGTATATTCGTTTACAACCAATAATTTCTAAAGCTGGTTTTAAACTTGAAAAGTATTTATTACCGTTTATATCACCGCAATATAACGGATTACCTTTCCTATACGCATAAAGGTTATTGTTTTTAGAGTATAATGTTGCAAGAGTATTATTAAATAATCCTAAAGTTTTCGGGTCATTAGTGTAATTTAAAAGCTGAAATATCATTTGAGAATCTACTTCAGTTCTTTCAAAACCAAACTTAGCACCGACCTCTTCAAAATTTAATACAACACCATTATGAGCTCCAGTATACTTACCATATTGAAACGGATGTTGATTTCTTGTATTTATATCTCCGTGAGTTTTGTGACGCGTGTGGCCTATAAATAAACGCGTTTTAAGAGACTTTAATTCTTTTTTAAGGTTAACTGTTAGACCAACAGCTTTATTCAGTTTAAAGCCATCGTAAAAGCCGCAGGAGTGTCTTCCTCTAGCTTCATTAGCTTTCATTAAATATTTAATTCTTTTTGGGTGAGCATAAGCTTTACCGTTATATCCTATTAATCCACACATGTTATTTATTGTTTTTAAATTGATTACTTATTTTAATTGTTGTCTTTCTATCGATTTCAGCTAAACGCTTAATCTCTTTCTGATACCATTCGAATCTTTCTTTTGGCATTTTGTTTACTTGTGAAGCTATATACTTCATCCATTCGTTGTAACTTAATTTTTTCATTGTTGTTGTTTTTAATTAATATTCGAGTTAGTTATAATATTACAGTATGACCGTAGTCTGATAGACATTGTAAAAAAGGAGTTATATCATTCAATCCTCTTCCTAAATAATAATCTCTTTCAAGATTTAAATCCATATATTCATATGCTTGTTCTTCTACCTCTTCTCTTGTCCATTCTGTATTGTCTATTAAATATGTTTCTTTCATTGTTGTTGTTTTTAATTAATATTGGTTTCTACCACCAAAAGCCCGACGCGTTAACGCCGAGCAATCAATGGAACAAAACTTAATTTTAGAATCTTCTTAACGCTGCACCTTTGTCAAATGAGCCAGCGAATATATTAAAGCCGAAGTGTAATGCTCTTGACTCAAAATGCTTCATTATCTTTCTGTTTTGCTTTACACCGAAAACATCAATAAAAGCGTCTTGGTGACTAACAGGAGCAGCAAATTGAATAGCTTTCATTTTGAATACTTTGTCAACTGTATTAAGACAAAAAGCAACCCACGTAGTTATTTTTTTCGCGTCAACAGAACCTGAATGTTGTCTGAATTCAACTGTTCTGTAACGTCTGAAAGAGTGAAGATTAACTTTGTTATATCTGTTACCTAAAGAGTTTGCTATTTTGTTAATTGCTGTTACGTCTGTTTCAGCAGCATTATCTTTAACAATTTTATTTAATCTTTTTATTGTTGGCTTATTGTAGCTCATAACTGGTTTACAGTACATATTGTTATTGCTTCTTCTGCTTCTTGGCATTACAGCATCAATTATTGGTTCGTTCTTAGCATAGTATTTAACTAAGTTTGCGACCTTCTTTGCTGTAGCGTCTTTAATACCTACGTGAACGTGAATACCGCAAGACTTATTTACTTTAACAGTTGGGATAGATTCTAAAGCTGAAATAACTATTGCTAAGTCATTCATACCTTCTTGACCTTTAAGAACTGGTGAAACTAATTCGTAGCCACAGCTTGAGTCTGTTACGAGTTTCCAGTGGTTTCTTGTGTGGTGGTTGTAGCTTTCGTAAAATACGCTAATAGGATTATTTACGTCTCTTGTTTGATTAATAGCTATAAAAGCTTCATTTAATTTTCTTTCTATAGTTGAAAGTCTGTTTGATGATTTGAATTCGATTTCTACTCCGAAAGTTCTTGTTGATTTGTTTTTAATTGTTGTCATTTTTTTAAGTTTTGTTTATTATTGTTTGTTTGATGTTGTAAATATAAGAACTTTTCTGTTAAAAAACACTATCTTTTGACAA